ATGCGGCCTAGTAAAGTTGCATGGCGACTTGAAGTACGGGGCTTACAACTGGCGTGAAGACGGAGTCCGAGCGTCGGTATACTACGACGCTGTATGGCGGCACCTCACGGCTTGGTACGAGGGCGAAGACCTTGACCCAGACTCTGGTGAGCATCACATAGCGCACGCAATGACAGGCCTAGCAGTCCTCCGTGACTCTCAAATGTTTGGGAACTGCGTAGACGACAGGCCTAGATCTCACAAGCGAGGATGGTTGCAAGGCATGAACTGCCGTGCCGCCGACATGATCGATAAAGCTAACGATCGCAAAAGGTCATTGACATCATCGATGTATTCCTTAAGGATTCTTCTTACTAAGGAGATGCCCCTGTAGGGGGCACTTCCTTAAGGAGTTATTCCTTAATTATAACTAGCACACAATACACGTCAAGCACAATTATGAAATACGAAACAGGCACTACACTAACGGGCAGTCATGGGAGGTTTACTCTCACGGACTGCGAGGTCATCGGCATCAGAGAATCCGACGGAGAGGAGACGTGGTTATACACGTGGTCTACCGACGAGGATCGTCGAGTTTTAACCACAGGAAGGGAACTGTCTGGAGCAATCGCAGACGGAGCCGTCCTTGAGCACCCATAGGATAAGAACTATGTACGAACTACAGATCAGCACCTACCCCGATGGGGTAGCAAGGAAACTAGGACAGGACGTTGTTGTTCAACGTCTGAACCTATTGAATAAGTTCGATGACTGCACCATCGAAGAACTACAAGACGGAGATCAATACTTCGTCCCGACTCATGAGCTACCACAGCGTAGCGCAGAGGACATCTTGAACTACATCGAAGAGAATCAAATCGACATCATGCACATGATCAGTAGCGATGAAACCGAGATCGAACTGCACTCGCACAAGACTCAACTCGTCGAGACACTCTGCACTGACTCAGTCCGTGATGCCATCAACTATTTGATGGATATGTCCGAGGAAGAAATATGATTGACAGGGCATAGAGTGAGCCTCTTAATACTAGGATGGCTCACTTCTATGACTGCAATGATACACTCGATGCCTTCCTTCGGGAGGACATAAGCACCGTAGCCCAGGCTCGCAAAGTCCGTGCTATTTATCCAAGCGTTACCACTGTCCTAAGCATCTGTAAGGACGAGTTCCTAGATGGAATCTATAAGCCCCGTATGATCACCGATCTCGCACGGGAGAACCCAACGCTACCTTGGCAGGCCGTAGAGAAGATGACCTACGGTACACGACAGCACCCGAGCGACGGTCAGAGCATACCTTCGTCAGACTTCGGGACGGCAGTGCACAAGAGAATCGAAGAGCTAGTGCAGGCCAAGTTGCACGGGCACGAGGTGCCCGAATGCCCTTACACTGAATGGGCTACACCTTTCCTTGACTGGATCGAAGACGAGCAGGTCAAGCCAGTAGCTACTGAGTGCATCATAGCAGACAGACTGCTTAAGATTGCAGGTAGCGTAGACTTCGTAGGGTACGACCACGAAGGTAATCTTTTTTTAGCGGACTACAAGTGCCGCACCAATACACGAGGCAAGGCCAAGGTATACGACAAGGACTGCGAGCAGTTGGCCATTGAGGCCTTCATGATTCAGCGGCAATACAACTTGGACTACACGCCCGAGTGCAGGTCAGTAGTCATTGACTGCGACACCAAGAAGCACTGGCACCACTTATGGAGCACCGACGACGTGAAGAAGGGCATCGCCAACGCAAAGCTAATGGCGAAACTTTACTGGAACAAGCGCATGAAAAAGTAAAGGGACAGCATGGATGCATTCACTATATTTATTTTCTTCTTGGCTGTCACTTTCTTGATCGTATCTTTTCAATAGACTTATGAAAGACTTAGAACCAATCGACTGGTCAGATCATGGCTACTACGTCAACGACAAAGCAATACAACTCAGCGGTTGCGACTCAGCCGTCCTCGGCATCACTGATGAAGGCGTACTTTGCTATAGCTACGAGCTACTCATAGACGTATTCGTTACACGTGACGGGATGCAACCCGAGGAAGCTCTTGAGTGGGTGGAGTTCAACATCATGGGACTGCATGGCAACGGATACTTTCACGTAGTATACACCGACATATAGGCCGTGCTGTTTGAGATAAAGTACAAGCACTCAATGATGCCCGACGACTACGTCGGCAGGTGTATGAAGCACGCTCATACAAAAGAGCAGGCACTAAAATATTTCGCCCCGAAAAAACCCGACAAGAACGGATGGACTCGGACCAAGCACAGGGCCTCGGTCCAAGTCATAAGCGTCAATGAAATACCTAGCACATAGTAAACTTAAAGAGTGGAGGAAGGCCAACCTGCCCAAGCAATGCCCTGTATTTAAATGCAAGGTAGACGACGCTGTCGTCGATCACTGCCATAGCACTGGCCTAGTCCGAGGTGTACTGCACAGACAGAGCAACGCATGGGCAGGTAAGATTGAAAACTCTTGGAAAAGATTCGGCCAAAACAATTCTGACCTTACACTGCCAGAGGCACTGCGTGCCTTGGCTACATACCTAGAAGAAGCTCGTACCGATGTACTGCACCCAGTAGGGCTACGCCAGAAGTGCAACCGATTCGGCAGGCTAACAAAGGACGAGCAGATCGAGACTCTCATACAATTTAAATGCGATGCAGATGAAATTAATTCTTGCAATAATTCTAAGGCTCGCACAAAATGCTTTCGCACCGCCCTTCTAGAGCAGTGCACTTAACGCAAACCATAAAACATATGACCAAAGATAACGCACCCAAGATAATGCAGTCCATCCAGACAGAGCTGAAGGCTCCGAAGGGTAGGACTAATAAGTTCGGAGGATACTCTTACAGATCCGCCGAAGATATACTAGAGGCACTCAAGCCCCTATTGAATAAGTACGATTGCTTCCTTACTATCAACGACGAGATCGTTGAGGTTGGCGGCAGAGTATACGTTAAGGCAACAGCTACGCTGGAGGAATCTCACGGAGATATTGTCAGCGAGGCTAGTGCCTTCGCAAGAGAAGCTGAAGTTAAGAAGGGCATGGACGATGCCCAGATTACTGGCTCGGCCTCCTCCTATGCACGCAAGTATGCGCTCAACGGACTTCTTTGCATCGACGACACCAAGGATGCCGATGCAACAAACACTCACGGGAAGGGTGAACCTTCCTATCAAAAGAAAACACAAACCCTGGATGGGTTAATATAATGGACAAGCAATACGACAACAATAACAGCGGCGCTCTCTTTACGAATGACCGCAAGAAGTCGGACACTCACCCTGACCTTACGGGTTCAGCGGAGGTAGGTGGCAAGGACTACTGGTTCAAGGCGTGGAAGAAAACAAGCAAGAAGGGTCAGCCGTTCTTGTCTGTTTCATTCGACCCGAAGGAAGCCGACGTGGTTTCTAGCGGAGTAGCCCCGCAGAACGACGACCCCGTACCGTTCTAAGCCAACCTTGACTACACCCCAAGCGTGCCGACTGGAGTCCTAATCTTCAGTCGGCATTTTTATATAACTCACAGCACTTAACACTATGCAAAACTATGACAAACTTATTAGAAGCAAACACAGATCTTCCGCACAACTTATCTGCGGAGCACGCAGTTATCTCCTGCTGTTTATTGCAGGGTAACTCTGATGCCTACGATAGCATCAGCCGTACACTGAAGTCCGATGACTTCTATTCTTTTCAGCATCAGCTAGCCTTCCAAGGCATAGCCGACTTGGCCAACGACGGCCAGCCCGTAGATGAGATTCATCTAGTCGAGAAGCTCAAGGTAAACAACAGCATCGACGAAGTCGGTGGAGTAGCAGGCATCTTCGGGTTGACCGAAGGGGCCGAGACTACTACGTCCATCAAGCACTACGCAGGTATAGTCAAAGAGAAGAGCAACCTTAGAAAGTTGCACCGCTCTTACAGACTGGCCGCCGAGCAGGCGGCATCGGAGCAGTTACCTGCCTCTGACATCCAGGGTGCAGTAGAGTCCAACCTCGGCGACGACATAAGCTCGGGCGCAGGTATCGAGAAGATCTCTACGTCCGTTGAGATACTCAAGGACGAGTTCCAACAGATGAAAGATGGCACCTTCGTGAAGGACGTGGTCCGTACGCACATCCCGCACCTAGATGAAAAGCTAGGCATGGGTGGCATAGGCGCAGGCGAAGTCTGCATCGTGGCCGCACCTACCTCCTGCGGTAAGTCCGCAGTCGCTATCAACATTGCACTGCGTGCCGCCAAGGCGGACGCTGTACCTACCTGCATCTTTTCTTTCGAGATGCCGCAGAAACAAATTGCAAGGCGCATGGTTCAAACTCTTAGCGGAGTTAACCTTCGGCAGATCGAAGAGAACGTAGCCTCTACGGCTAAGGTCAAGGCCGTGAACTCGGCAAACGATACGCTGTCTACTCTGCCCATCTATACCGTGCACGCAGTGCAGGGAGCAGACGATCTCAAGAGTCAGATCAGAATCCTGGTCCGCAAGCACGGGGTAAAGCTGGTAGTCATTGACTACCTGCAGTTAATCCCGTTCGGCAATAAGCTAGGCAAGACCGAAGGCATCTCAGCGATCTCTCACAAGATCAAACAGATCGCCGTCGAGCTAGGCATAGGCATACTACTACTAGCGCAGGTCAACCGAGAGGGAGCCAAGCGTGAAAGCGGACTGTCCTTGTACGACCTCAAGGATTCTGGCGACATCGAGAACGACGCTGACGCTGTCGTACTTATGTGGCCGAAGGGAGGGGACGTTGAGTCAGCCAAGAAGGTTGATGCAGTCGGACCATACACTGAGTTGCAATACTCAGTTGCTAAAAATCGAGAAGGCGAACGTGACGTTCGTGGAATCTTCAAACTATATCACTGCGTAGGAATAATAAAATAATGAAAACAAAAAATCAATTACTAGAAATCGCCGCCAACGAGTTTGGCAGTACACCTAATGTAATCCGAGGTAAGTCCAGGACACGACGTGCATCATACGCAAGAGATGCGCTGTCTTACATCCTGCACCTGCACGGATGCACTCACGAAGAAATATCTAAGCTCGTAAACAGAAACCGTTCAAGCGTAACCAAGGGCATCGAGCGAGTTAACGCTCGCTTGCGGTCCGAGGACAGTGACAGCTCCGTCTACCTGCAAGCACTGCACAAGGCCTGCTTTCACGCTGGGATTCATATGCCATCTTATAAACTTCAAGCGCATGAAGCATAAACGATTCGACATGGATATGTTTGACCTAACGGATAGCCCCGCTAGGCAGGCTACCAAGGAGTACATCTCCCGCAAGGGGTACACCGCTATAGACAACCCCGATAAGTACTGCGCTGACCTAATAGTGGAAGGCCTGTGCTTCATCGAGTG